ATCTGTTTCAGGAGAATATCTACTATTCTCAAGTGAGTTCATTCCGTATTCACGCCCTTGCAACCATCCTCTTCTATCTTCTTCTTTTCTTTTTAAACCATATATAGGTGATACTGATTGTAATTTTACTCCTCCTAGTTTTGAATTTTTTTCTAAATCTTTTTGTGCACCATCAGGTGATACTAATCTTTGTGTTTTTTTTACTTCAGTATATTTGTTTGTATTATCAGTAAATTCTACTGCGTATTCTAAGTTTGTCCCATTAGTTGCTTCTTCTGCACCTTCACCAAATAAAGCTCCTCTTAGAACATCCTTTGCAACTCCTATTCCTTTTCCAAGAGCTTGTTTACCAATTGTTTTTGGGTTTCCTCCACCAGTTTGTTTTAGAAATTTACCAATTTCAGTTCCATTATCACCATATGTATCCAATGTAACAGGATCAGTAGATTTTAAATCTGTAAATCCTTCCTTACCTAGTAATCGAGTTGGTATTGCATTTGTAGGGATTCCTAATTTGGAATTTACCTTATCTCTAAGTCCACTTATACCACCATCAATACCAAGTTTTGAAAGTCCTTTTCCTATTAAACCACCATCAGTGCCACTACCCCCATTAGAAGTTGTCATTTCCTCAACATCAGATGTTGAACGATTTGCAATACGTGTGGCTTCGTTACCATAGATAAGTGGGTTGTTTAACTCAACAAGTGATTTAATACGAATTCCACTTGTTTCTTGTTCGACAAGAGTTTCCGTATCAGCCTTAACTGATTCTTTTAATCCACTACTATGAAATAATTCTAATATACTCGGCATAATATTTAAGCTTTATTTAATGAGAACTTGTTTACAGCACTTCGTTCACCTCGGTCCATAACTACATTGGTAACTTTATCTTTATCTAAGTAAATATCTCTTTGTGATGATGTTGCTTGTATTAGTTGATCCATTTTAGCTAACATATTTGTTTCATATTCACTTAATGAACCTTCTTCTAATGATGATGTTTCAGAATCTCCTCCTTCACCACCAACACCAAACAATCCAGCTAATTTTATAATTGGTGCAGATATTGCTGCAATTCCTGCCAACATTAACATTCCAGGTAATCCGGCAAATCCTAAAAAGGCCATTGATAATCCTAATCCCATTAGTGCACCTGATAATCCTAATAGTGCAAGTGATAACATAGTTACTGGTCCGATAATTCCAACTAAACCACCTAATGATGTCATTATACTAGATAATCCCAAACCTACTGATTGCATACCCATTCCTAATAGATTAAATCCAGCACCTAATAACGGAACAATAAATGCTAATCCCATTAAAGCAGGTAATGCGAATAAACTTGCAATAGATAATGCGAGTAACGAACCAGCTAAAGTTAAAAATGATAATCCCAACATACTAACTGCTAATGCTTTTTCTAAAGTTATAGCTCCTAACATAGAAACCATTCCAGCTGCAATTGCAGTAATTATTGGAGGTACTGCTGCCAATACACCTATTATAATGTTTCCAAATGATTCTACTAGTGGTGTTATTAATGAAAGTGCGTATCCAAATGGAATCATTGCTAATCCCAATAATGCTAATAAACCAATTCCAACCAATGCAACTGGTGCGGTCATTCCAAATGCTGATAATCCTACTCCTAATGCAGTTAATCCTGCTCCTGCTGCTACTCCAAGTAAAGCAACTCCTGCCATTCCTATTATACCTGGTGTCATTAACAAAAATCCTGCTCCTGCAAGTGCCAAGTTTAACGCTCCAAGGGAAACTGCTCCAGTTCCCATTGCAGTTAATCCTAATCCTAATGAAACTAAACCAGTTCCTGCTGCAGCTCCAAATGATCCAGTTCCCATCATACCAGGAATACCAGCAGTCATAAATAAGAATCCTATTCCTGTTGGTATTAAGTTTAAAGCTCCAAATAATACTTTCGCATTACCCATTTCTTTTAAACCACCGGCTAAATCTTTAAGTTTATCACCCATTGATGGACCAGATGCTACTGCAGGTGCATCAGGAACTTTAACATCCGTTATTTTATCTGTTACTAAATCCGTTCCCTTATCTTTAGCAGAATCCGTTATTTTATCTGTTACTAAATCTTTACCCTTATCTGCAATAGAACCACCTACATCTTTAGCTATACCTCCACTTTCTGTGGCTTTTTCTATTGCTTTTGCCTTAAATAATCCCTTTACCCATTCCCATGTAGAACCTGCAATACCTTTCATCTTATCCCACATACCACCTAAGGCTTTTGCTGAATTCGGAAACATTTTTCCTAATGTAGTAAATCCTTCACCCATTTGACCTATTGCGATTACTCCTCCACCTAATGTTTGAAGAAAAGTTGCCGCTGGTCCACTTGCAAGTGCTTTCATAGTTTGGTTCAGAGATTCGAATGTAGATAACTGCATTGTACCATCATCATTCAACTTATCCATGTTGGTAGCCATCTTCTGTAATTCTTCAGTTGATACACCTAATGCAGCAGCTGCGGCTCTTTTTTGGTAGATATCCATCTTATTAAACGATTCAATACCACCCATTTCTTTCAGAGCTTCTTTTACAGATGCTCCTATCTTACCTTCATATGCTAATTGTCTTGCTTTACCAAGATTTATATTCTTACCTAACATTGCACCTAATTCTAATTCCTTAGTAATAGATGATTCGAAATCTAATAGAGAATCTGTAACACCGGTCATTGTAGCCATATTAACACCAAGTTTCCCTGCTGCAACTGCGGCTATTCCTATATTCTTTCCTCCATCTGAACCATATTCTGCGAATGCTTTTGCAGAACCAGCAACATCTGCCATTACTTGAGATGGCATTAATCCATTTGCGATAGCTAATTGTTTTGTAGATTCTGCTAAGTTTTGTGCCGTTTCTACACTACCACCGTTTAATCTTGCAAAGTTACCAGTTAATGCGGCCGCTTCAGTTCCACTAATACCCATGTTCGTTGCCATGAGGTTAGTGTTAAGTTGAGTTTGAAATGATAAATCACTTAACCCACCAAATTCAGCCGATAATCCTTTAGCAGTATCAAGTGCTTGTGGAAATATGGTTGATAATAAAGATACCTGGGATGTTGCTCCAGTTAAACCACCAACAAAACCACCCATTTCACGAGTTGTCTTACCAAGTACACCCGCTACTTTTCCAATTCCAATAATTATAGAGCCTACTATTGCTGATGTACTTTGAAATACATCCTCAAGTGTTTTTAGAAACCCACCCGATATATTATTAAGTGTATCAAATGCAGAAATTTGATTAGATAAGGTGTCCTTTTCCTTTTTAGACATTTTAGTAATATCTGTTGCTAATCCTAATTGCCTTTCCATACTTGCAACTATTTCCGAGTCTTTACCCAAAATAGCTGCAGCTATATCTATTTGTTCTTTTAGTGATTCGGTTTTTGCCAATACTTGCTCTACATCATCTGAATTTAATTCTGATAAACTTCGTGTGTCTTCAAGTATAGTTGAAATTGCACTTTGTTGTGCTTCATTTAAGCTACCCATTGATTTAGTAGCAGTTACAGATTCCATCTGTGCTGTACTAAAATCTTTAAAATGAGATGCGATTGATTGTGTTCCTTTTTCTAATTCACCTATGAACTTTTGATTACCATTGTTAATCTCCTTAAGTCCACTTGCAAGTTTTTTAATTTTTTCGTTTTGTTTATTTAATGACACAGTATAGTCATTACCAGATTTTTCTTGTTGATCAAGTAATTTCTGATATCGTATTTGAGCTTTTTCAATAGCTTGTAAAGCTTTTAATCTATCTGCTGCCATTTATAATCCTTATCTTACTTTATGTGTATAACCCTTAAGTTGACTTCTTAATTTTTCAGATTCCTTATTAACTCTATCCATTTGTTTTTGTATTTCAGGTGGGAATCCTTTTTGTTTAGCTTTCTTTAAAGCAATATTTGTTGAGTTTGTTTTCAATCCATCAAAAAATGCATCAGAAAACTTTTTAGCTGCTCCAAACAATCCTTCGTTGATTTCTTTTTTAGCCATGTTGTTAATCCTATATATTTGTTCTTATATAAATATACGACAAAAAAAAAGTGAAGAATTTTACTTCTTCACTCTTACATTTGGACTTCGTCCTCCCTTTTTCTTGGAAGACTTATCGTGTTCTTCTTTTTCTTTTTTCTTGGCATCTAATAACTTCTTGAAATAGAAGTTTCTCCAATGAATTGGCATGAAGTAAACTTCTGACCAAGTAAATCCATTACCATAGTTAACCATTTCCCAAATCTGAGAATGTAGTTGTGCAGAGTAGTTACTCGGAAGGGTAAAAAAACCCAACCCCGAAGGGGATATCTAGTGCCTCCTGTTCACCAGTAATATCAGATACAAAATTGAATTTCAATTCTAAATCTGGAGTGAATGTTTGAACATACTTTCTAAGAGCTCTGGAATCTCTTGCAAGTAAACTGTTCTTTACATAATTATTAATAAATCCTCTATCTTCATTACCATCTACCTCTTGTATCATATATCGTAAACGAGTTGATACATCTTGAGATATATTATCACCTTTAGTTAATCTATTAAGTGCTTGTACTTCAGCATTAATATCAATTTCATCCTTATGTGTTAATAATCTAAATATGATTTTTTTCTTACCAAGTGGCAAATCAAATTCATATCTGTTTTCTGAATTTAGTGCATCTACATCAATTTCTTTAATCTGTACTGCTGAAAGGTCTATGTTTACTTTTTGTGTTTCTCCAGTAAATGGGTCATTCACTTCTACATGATAATCTTTTCCATATCCTAAGATACGAGTTGCTAAAAGAATTGCATTCTTATCACCAATGAATATATCATTAACATTTACACCAGTACCAACAACAACTGATTCAAATAATTTATCAAGTACAACACCTTTTTTTATTAAATTTTGTGAGGCTAATATATCTTCTTCTTTAGCCGTCATATACTTTATTTCAATTGAACCCTTTGATAAAGGACTAGATTCAGGATAAAGTTTACCCTGTGATGGAAGATCTATTACTTCCGTTGGAAAATCGAATTTTGCCATAACTTTGTTTATTTTGTTCGTATATAAATATATAACTTTTGAAAAATGAGAAAAAAAAAGGTTCTCACAAAGAGAACCTTTTCAGTAAATATATTTTTAATTCTTATTAGAATTCTAAGATAGCGTAATCATAAGATAATGTCAATGTGATTTCTGCTGGGTCATTTGAACTCCAATCTAAATCATTAAACACTGCATTGTTGATAAATGCACCTTTAAGAGTCCATTGTTCAATCTTATCACCAACTGGTCCTAATAGATATATTTGTACATCTTTCTTATAGAAATCTGCATATCCATCTCTACCTGTAATAGATTCATGTGATGTTCTCACCCATTCCATTACTGATTGAGCTCCACTTGGAACGATTGGGTCAAATAATGTAATCTCTACATCTTGCCATTCTCCCTTACCTTTTAATTTACGTTTAACGTTAATGTGGTCTAGGGTAATAGTTTCAAACTGAATTGAAGGTCTATTTGCTGTTTTTATTAAATATGAAGGAATACCATCGATTTCCATGATGAAACGATTTTTCATCTTTGGTTCGAAATTGGTATAAAACATATCGTTAAATTCTAATACTTCTGCCATGTTGTTTTTCTCCTTTTATATTAATAAATATAAGGTTTTTTTATTTTAATTTAATTATGCCGTAAAAGATGCTCCAGTTGGTAAGATATTGAAATCTAACACGATGAATTCTGCAGTTTTAGTTGGTTGTAAGAAAATCTGTCCAGCCAATATATTTCTGTCGATTACATCTGGTGTGTTATTACTTTCATCCATCACCACTCTAAATGCATACAATCCTTGTCTTTGTTGTATTCCTTCTAAATAAGGATTCACAGTATTTAAGAATTTACCTCTCGTTTGAGATGTATTTTGTTCAAATACTAAGTATCTTGATGTAGAAGCTATATACTTCTTAACTTTAATCATCAATCTTCTAACATTGATTCTATCAAGTGCCGATGCTTTATCTTGAAGTGTCTTTTGTCCAAATGCTACGATACCTTCTCCAGGGAACTGAGCGATTGGATTAATTTTTCCTTCATATAATTCATCTCTTTCAGCGTGTGTTAATCTGTTTAGTACAGATATAGCACCTACTATACCACCTCTATTTAAACCTGCTGGTGCAAACCATTCGGCTGCAACTGCATCGTTAGAAGCATATATTCCTGGCATCAATACTGATGGTGGAACTGAAATTAGTTTATTAGTTCGTGAATCAATTGTTTTAACCCATGGGTAGTATGTACCTACATAGTTAGAATCAACTGCGTTACCTTGCTCGATTGCTTGTGATATTGAATCACCTGCACCAACTACATCACCAATGAAGAAACAATCTTCTCTAGCTTCACACATATCAACTGCTTTGTCAAATACATATGAGTGATGTCTTCTTACGATTCCAGGTACAGATACCAAGTTGATATCAAAATCATCTGGATTAGATACAGATGCGATTGCTTTTACATACGCAACTGAACCAGCAGCCGTTGAAGTTGATAAGTTAAATCCTTGTGAATTACCACTTGATATATCAGTTCCTTTATCAATAGATACTGTTGGATTAATTCCATCAAATCCACCTTGGAAACTTACTGAAAATTGTCTTTTGTTCATATCAGATGATAGTGAACCGGTTAGTTGATATCCAAATGCCTTAGTACCACCAACTACACTTACCGTACCATCAAATGCAAATACTGTGTTTCCACCTTGTGTTGCTCCGGTTGGTATTGGAGATAAGTAATTATTATTATCTATTTTAACTTGTGGTGTTTCTAAATCAATACCACTAAATGATATAGATTTTGATGATGTGTTAACATCAGAACCGGTTGAAAATAATACAGATGGTATAATAGATTCACCTAAACCATGTGAACCAATATTACCAACGAAAGATGGATTACTGTACTTATCATGTCCAAATGGTCCAGCAACGATAGGATGAGCACCTTCAGCAACCGTTTCAACTCTTACGAATTTAGAACGATTAACGTAATCACCATTTTCAGTTTGTTTTCCATTTGCATCTATTACCAAGTTTCTATCACCAATTACTTTTTTGATGTAATTAGGAGAAGCTGGGTCTAAGTTCAAGTTATTATATGTTTCTAATACTGATTTTCTTTTATCGGTATCGGAGTTTCCTCTAATCATCAATGAGAAAGTAGCGTAATCAGTTGCATTAGATGAACCTGCTGCTTTTACATTAAATATAGATACTTTGTATTCTTTATTATATACAGTACCATCACCGATAGTATGTAATTTGAAAAGATTGTGTCTTTCACCAGATACTAATTGTGATTGTATCCAAGGTGTAGAAGAATGTTGAATATCTCCATATACTTGGTCTGCTAATGTAATAAGAGATATTTGTGTTTGTCCATCTGTAATTGAATCAGCTGATGCTTTTTCAAAATAGTTATATACATATGAACTTTTTGAACCTCTTGGGTTAGTTCCAAATACATCACCCAAATCATTTCCATCTGCTGGACTGATAGATGCTGATATTGCAGCTGAACCTGTTACCGTTATTGCGAAACTTGAAGCTGATACTGCTGCTTCAATACTAGAACTTACTAGTGTTCCCGGTCCATTGTGTGTTTCGAATAATGTTCCTAATATTTGACTATTAGAAGCATCATCAACACTTACAATTGCTATTGGTTTGGTTTGTGTATAACCACCTTGATGACCCACACGAACAATAGTTACTGTTCCTGCTTCTCTTAGGTAGTTTTGTACGGTATATCCTGTATAGTATGAGCCATCAGGTGTACCGAAGATTTCTTCGAATTCGGATTGTGTATTTACAACGGTTGGTACGAATGCTGGTCCCTTATGAAAAGGTCCTATTACAGCTGCTCCGATTTCACCAATCCCTTGTGATAAGAAAGAAAGGTCATTTTCTCTCGTAAATACTCCAGGTGATACAATTTTTTCTGCCATGTTATTTTACTCCTTGTTATGTGTGTTGAATATTAATACTCTTATATAAGTATAATTAACTTTTCTGAAAATATAAATTATACTTCGGTTTCTTCTAAAACTTCTTCTTTTTCTTTATTTGGAGTAAATGTATTAGTTGCAGGGTCGTAATTTCCATCACCATACTTATCATTTAAACCTTTAAACATTGTTTGTTCCTTTTCTACTAATGTAGAGTGTTGATTTAGTAAATCTTGTTCTACAACTTCGATTTCTTCAATCCTTCTTTTCTTTTCAATTTGAAGTTGTCCCAAACGTGTAAACACATTTGCAACATCTTGTCTTAAATCATTTACTGATTCTACTTCTTCTTTTGTAAACTTAATTGCTTTCGCCATTATTTTTTAATTTTTGATTTGTTACGTAATATATATAAATATATAGATTTTTCCCAAACGTAAAAATAATTACTAACTAACTGTAAATGTTAATGTACTTGAGTAGTTACTCAATAACCCATTTGTTGAGTATTGTCTTACTCTTGCATATCTTGTACCAGTTCCAATATCAAAAGTACCACTATCTGTTGTTGTTACAACTGAAGTTGCTGACCATTGTGTTTGACTAACTAATGTTGATGAGAAATTTGAGTTATCATCTATCTGTACATCATATACATCATTTGTACCATCACCACTCCAAGAAAGAGTATGTGTACCATTTGCCCATGCAAGGGTTGTTGGTGCACTACCGGCTGTTTCATCGGTATGTGAATTACCACCTTTATTGTGAGTTATATACCCATTAACTAAATATGTATCATTTGTTTCAACATCAATAGATACTATCTCTGATGTTTGGTTTACAATATCAATAGATATTACATCAATTTCAGTAATAACACCAGAAACTTCTTTAATTAATTTATCGTTTGTAGTAATGTTAAACATTTCTTTAAATCTATATTCTCCATCAGTAGCATCTTTAACTAACATTGGGTGTTCTGCAGTTGCAGTTATTTCACCATCATTAATATCATAATGTCTACCTGAAAAAGAATATACTAAATTTTCAACAACTACATCCTGTGCATCTGTTGTTAATGTTTCAGCTGACCAATCTAGGAAACCAGTTTCATCAGTTCCCAATCCACCAATTGAAAATCCTCTCAATACATCTCCTTCTTCTAAATCTCCAACTTCAATAGTTGTTCCATCTGCAAGAGTTACGGGTGAATCAATAGTTAAACATAATGCTGTTGAATTTCCATCATATGAATCTACTGAATAAACTGTTTTTGTTTGTGCTATATTGTAATTTGTTGCATGGTCATTAAAACCATCAGCAAATGTTGCTGATAATGTGTGTGATACATTCCCCATTAATGTACCTTGAGTACCATTTCCTTGGTCAGCATCAGCAAATGCAGCGTTCATATAAGTAATACTAACTACTGCACTTAAATCTTGATTTGCGTTAATATTCAAGTATCCACTTGCATTTGGAGCTCCATTATGTGTTGGTGAAACAGACCAAGTAAAGTTTTGATATCTAGATGAAATTGATGCAAACTGAGAACCTGCGCCTGTAAATCCCATTGTGTATGTTTCATTTGTACCTTCAACTGCATAAGTATATCCAGTAATACCAGATGAAATTGTATCTATACCAAATGAGCCTATTGAAATATTATCTCCAGCCTGTGCTATTCCACTATATACACTACCAAGTGATACATTTGAGCCTTGAGTGTGACCTCTAGCTCCTGCTAAATTATTTAAACTAAGTGTTTCTCCTGAAGTTATTGCCATTGTATATCTTTCCTATATATTATAAATATCAAGTAAATCCTTAATCCACTTATCCTTATCTGTAAAATTAGTTTTCATGAATTCTTTTAAAGATAAAAACCATTTATTTTTTTCTTCATAAGAAGTGTTGATTAACTGAGTATAAATATCATTAAATTCTTTTTTAGATGAAGCTCTGTATGGATATTCGAAATTCTTACACCATGTTGAGTGTAAAATTGGCAATTTACCATAATCCACTGCTTCAAATATTGAATATCCAAATGGCTCATATGTAAAACATGAATGTGATATTCCCCAATCCATATTATAAAATGTATTTGCAAATTCAGGTATATAATGATATATTTTCATTTTAGATGTATCCATTTTCATTCCTTTTTTCCAAACCACTTTAAAATGATTAGAATTAGTAAATAGTATAGATGACAATCCATCCAAATATCTTGGATTTTTTCTACCTTCACTTCTTGCTGTAAAACCTAGTGTATTTGAATCACTTAATTGTAAGTTATGTTTAAATTCATAATAATTTGTAATATTTGTATTTTCTATTAGAATATCATATAAACCAACCCATATAGAATGTTTAGAAACATCATTTATACTCTGTTCCCATTTAGAATCCATATATGGATGTTGTATAAATGAATTATCTGTTCCAAATTGTGATTTTATTATATGGTCTACTGAATTATGTAATACATTTGAATGTATTTTATGTATATTTTCATCTATTACCTTCATTGGAGTATAATGTCCATGTAATATATTGATTCGTCTTGCACCATTACACAATTCTTCAAATTTATCAATATCATCCCCATGCCAATAAGCTTCTATTGGAAATTCGTAATCTTCATGTCCTTTTGGTTTGTTTCTATGTAAAAGAAGAATAGGTTTTACATCTAATTTGGGTGCAATTAATTCCATCCATAGATTTACCCATGTATCAGTACCAGCATTTACCCAAGGTCCACCACCCGTAGTATAATACACATCATATACCATAAATTATTTTTTTACAATTATTTTTCCTGCAAATGTAGTTGAAAATACAACAGTTACTCTGTTTACTGAGTTTGTTGTTACTGATTCTGCTTGTTCTTGTTGTGAAGTTGAAGTATTCCAACATTGTACTATTGGATATTGTTCATTTAAGTTGTGGTCTATTACATATGAAGATGCTCCACTAACTGTTTCTTTATGAGTAGTTAAATCTGTTATTTGTGAAGAACCACTTACGATTCCACTTGGAACACTTGTAAAATTACCATAATTTAGGTAATGTGTTCCATCTTCACCATCTAATAGATTTGAATCGGAAGAAACTCCTTGTACAACATGTCCACCTTTTGCAACTACTATCCTACCACTTTCGGTTGATGCAAATGTTACAGTTACTTGATTAGTATTCGTTGTTACAATTGAATTTGGTATAAAATAACCATCATCATCACCATATACTGTTACTATTACATTTTTAGTACCAAAGTTGTGAGTTACTACTTTAGAAGTTACATCAGTAAACGTATCTGTTACAGTTGCAACTTGGTCTACTGATAATCCTGTTAAATCACTACCATCTCCTTGGAAAGAACCACTAAATGAACCACTAACGGTCATTCCATCTATATTACTACCACTTAATACACTTTCTGCATTTAATTTTGCTTTTACTCGTGTATCTGTATAATAAAGGTTTGTATTTTCGGATAATTGTGAAGTATTAAATCCACTAAGTGATATTTGTGAAGAACCACTAACTGTTCCTGTTGGTAGGTTTTCTACAATATTGGAAGCTATAATTACTTCTGATTCAGAACCTAATTTACCTAATTTCCAATAATCGTTTGTTGAATCCCATAATAAAGAACCACTTACGGTTGAACTACCAGTTGCATCTTTAATAAGTAAACCACCAGTTGTTTGAGAACCACCATAGTTAAGTTCTAAGGTATTATCTCCTATATTAAGTGTAGTAGAGTCTATTGTTGTTGTAGTACCTTCTACGGATAGGTCACCTGATATTATTACATTGTTTGAAAAGGTTTTGTTACCTGCAATTGATTCGTTACCTGTGAGGTTAACATATCTTGAATCTAGTGAAGAA